TACCGCTAGAACGATAACGTGGAATAGCTCAATCAAGTGGGCAGCAGATACTGCTCCAACTCTATCAACCGCAAATGATGCTGTAGACATTTTTGTGTTCTACACGGTGGACGGTGGTACAACCTACTACGGATTCACAGCCGGTCAGGTAATGTCCTAATGAGTACCGTTGCTAAGAAAGTAATCATGGGCAGTGGTGCTGTAGCTGAAGCCTACGAGATAGAGCAGTCGTTGATATTTCAGCCTAATGCACATTTTTCAAGAAATGTTGGTTCTGCTAGTAACAGAAAAACATGGACTTGGAGTGCATGGGTTAAGCGTCATGCTCTTGGCCTTTCTAATGACCAAATGCTTTTTAACGCTGGCCCTAATGGAAGTGAAAGTGATAGCATTTATTTTGCTCTCCGATTTGCCCGTACAGCTTTTGGCGCACAAACAGATGCTCTTGTTGTCAATGGATGGAATACTAACTGGAGAGTAACTAATCGTTTATTTAGAGATGTATCCGCCTGGTATCACATTGTTGTAGTCCTAGACACTACACAGTCAACCGCAAATAACAGGATAAAAGTTTACATAAACGGTACTCAAGAAACTTCTTTCCATACAACCAACAACCCTAGTCAAGATGCTACTTTAGGAATTAATCTTAATCAATATCACATGATCGGCGCAGAAAATCTTAGCGGCAGTGATAGATATTTTAGCGGTCAAATGGCTGAAGTTAACTTTATTGACGGCACCGCGCTTACTCCTAGCTCTTTTGGAGAAACCAACTCAGCCACAGGGCAGTGGATACCCAAAGAATACAGCGGTAGCTACGGAACGAATGGTTTTTACTTAAAGTTTGTAAGCGGTGCTTTAGGTACTGATTCAAGCGGTGAAGGCAATAACTATACTGCGGCTAACCTCGAAAACGGTGACGTTGTAACCGACACGCCTACGGATAACTTTGCTACGTTCAATCCTATCTTTATAAGCGGTGACACTAATACGTTTAGCGAAGGGAACCTTAAGATTGTAATGGCAAGTACTGGCGGTGGTCTAGCTGTCGCAACAATTGTTCCAACCGCAGGAAAGTATTACGCAGAGTTTCAGATGAAGGCAGGTGACCCTTCCTACGGATACATAGGTGTAACTCCGGTTACAACAAATTCAAAAGCTCCAGCATACATGACAGCAGCAAATAACAGCATTGCGTATTACGGCTACAACGGACAAATTATAGCATACCCAAATGACACTGTTCTTTCCTCAGAAGAGTACTACAGGGTTAACGATATCATAGCAGTCGCTATAGATTATGATAACTCTACAATTAAGTGGTATAAAAACAACTCTCTTCAATACACCAAAACTAGCGCAGTTTTAACAGATGTTACTTTTGGTATAGGCGACACTAGCGGTGGTGCTGGTCAAACGGTAGAAGTTAACTTTGGACAAAAAGCGTTTGCCTACACACCACCATCAGGTTACACAACCCTATCAACCGCAAACCTCCCAGACCCAGCAATCCCCCTGCCGTCAGCGCAGTTTAATACTGTGTTGTATACGGGTAATGGTGGAACTCAATCAATCTCTGGAGTAGGTCATCAACCTGATTGGGTTTGGATTAAAAACAGATCGGCAGCAGATAATCATAAAGTTGTTGATGCGGTTAGAGGCGCGACTAAAGAGCTTGAACCTAATCAAGCTAATGCAGAAACTACCAACGCAGACGGCTTAACTGCGTTTGCTTCTGATGGATTTGCTTTAGGCGATGACGATGAGTACAACACTAACAGCGAGGCATACGCTTCTTGGAACTGGAAAGCCAATGGAGCAGGGTCAACGGACACAAGCGGAGACATTGACGGAGTACTTTCAGCAAACCCTACCGCTGGTTTTAGTATTGTTACTTGGACAGGGACAGGGACATCAGCACCAAATGCCAATGCCACAGTTCCTCATGGTTTAGGCGTTGTTCCAGATTTTGTGTGGTACAAGTCAAGAGTAGGCAGTAGCTGGGAAAATTGGATTCACTCTAGCATCATTAGTGGCAACAAGCGGATGTTGCTTCAATCTACTGCCGCAGTAAGCAGCATTAACACCAATTACCTTTTAAGCGGAGAAATAGCTACATCAACAATGATTAGCAATAATGCCCATACTACTTCTCAGACTGTAGTTGCCTACTGCTTCGCCTCAAAACCCTCCTTCAGCAAAGTTGGTATTTACACCGGCAATGGAAATGCGTCGGGGCCATTTGTTAATTTAGATTTCAGACCTGCTTGGATACTGATTAAAAGAACTGACGCTTCGGGTTTTCACTGGGCAATTCTTGATAACAAAAGAAGCCCTGAAAATGTGATGAATAAACTTTTATACGCAAATAAGAATGACGCTGAATATAGTGATGATCCTGACATAGATTTTTGTTCAAACGGGTTTAAGCTAAGAAGCACAGCTAACTTTTTAAATAATGCTAGTGGAACCTACCTCTACATGGCTTTTGCAGAGTCACCCTTCAAAACAGCCAACGCCCGATAACACAGGAGAATATAATGTTTGCAAAAATTACAGATGGGGCGATTGAGGCTACAGGAACTTTGAAGCAGTTGTTCCCTAACACCAGCTTTCCCGCAGGAGTAGCTGACTCAGACTTCAAGACAGCCAATGGCCTACAAGATATCGTCAACGCAGAGCAGAAAGACCGCAAGTATTACTTCGTCACACAAGGCGATGTAACACTTGTGGGCGGCGTAGCTACGCAAGGATTCACCAACACTGCAATGGCTATCGAAGACGTTGACGCTGTAGACGATGACGGCAATCAATTGTATGTGCAAGTGTTTGATGCAAGTGCAAACGGTGGTGAAGGCGGGATGGTTGATACAAGCGAGAAGCTAATCACCCGTGGACTCAAGTACACTTTTAAAAATCAAATCAAGTTTCAAGCTAACAGCGCACTAGCTCCGACTGATTGGATGGTAATACGCAAAGCAGAACGAGATGTAGCGATACCTGACTCTACTGTCACTTATCGAGCAGCAGTAATAACAGAATGTGCTAGGCTAGAAACAGCAATTACTGGTGCAGCAGATGTAGATGCGCTTGCTGTAGTGATGGGCGCACAGAACTGGCCCGAACAAGTATAGGAGCAAGACATGGCAACCTTTGTAAATGATTTAAGACTGAAAGAAATAGCGACCGGAGATGAGTCTGGAACCTGGGGAACATCCACCAATACTAACTTAGAGTTGATTGGCGAAGCGTTAGGCTATGGAACTGAAGCGATTACGACTAATGCGGATACGCATACTTCTACGGTTGCAGATGGATCTACTGACCCTGCGAGAGCAATGTACATTAAGTACACAGGGACTTTAGACTCTGCCTGCACAATAACGATTGCTCCTAACACGATGAGTCGAGTTCAATTTATTGAGAATGCGACAAGCGGAAGTCAAAACATTATTATTAGCCAGGGTAGTGGGGCTAACATCACCATAGCGACAGGCGCGACCAAGATAGTTTACTTAGATGGCGCTGGAAGTGGAGCGGCTGTATTCGATGCGCTTGCAACTCTTGCAGATTTTGTAAGACCTGCAGACTTAGTGACCTTAGATACTACCGTTAGGACATCTGCGTTTACTGCTGTTGCAGGCAATACTTACATGATAAACACTAGTTCTGCTAGTTTTAATATCACGTTGCCTAGTTCTCCTGCAGTTGGTGATCAAATAGGATTTATGGATGTGAACAGTACATTCGATGTTAACTCAGCAACTTTGCTTAGAAACGGCGTTAAGTTATTTAACGCAACAGCAGATGGCGCTATCGATATTAAAGGCTATGCGGGGACTCTGGTTTATACCGGGACAACGTATGGCTGGATGCCAATGAGCTAGGAGAAAAATATGGCTAATTTATCAGCATTAAAAGCAGGGGGTGTACCTTCTGTATATGTAGGAAGCACCATCCTTAGCGCAGCAACAGGAAATGTAGCGATCACTGGAGTAGGATTTAAGCCTAGATGGATAATGGTTACAGGATCTTATGATTCTAATGCCGGTACAGTTAACACTAATACCGGCCATGTTGGGCCTATCGGTACTAGGATGAGGGGTAAGATTGTATATAACAGTGGCGGAACTCCTACCTTTACTAACCTCACAACTTCTGGCGAACTCTATCAAGCGTATACTAGTGGAAATAGTCTCCAAGCAACTGGCGATATAGCTAGTTTTGATGCTGACGGGTTTACATTAACAAAAGCCGTAGCCGGAATGATACTTGAAATATTCTGGATAGTAGGCCGCTAGTAGCGGTAGCCTATGAAGGATTCAGAAGCATTAGCGGAAATCCGCGCACATGAAAGAGAGTGCAAGATACGTTGGGATCACATAGAGACTAGGCTGGAGCGTGGCTCTCAGCGCATGGATCGAATGGAGTTATCTATATGGGGTGTGTATCCATTCATCTTGGCATCTGTATTCTTAGCTAGATACCTCTAATGATCGGGGAAGTTGTTGCCGTCTTGTCTGCGTTAAAGGCTTTGAATGATGGCATAGCTACGGTCAAAGAAGGTAAGGGTAACTTAGATACTATACTAGGTAGCTGGGCCGAGGCAGACGAAAAATACAATGATGTAGAGAAAGCCAAAGCCGGTGCGATGAGCTATAAAGACGCGCTGAAAATGGAGTCAGCAAAAAGACAGTTAGCTAACTTTGATCAACAGCTGAAAGATATATGTATGATGCAAGGGCAGTATGACTTGTATAAAAGCATCAAAGCTAGAATGGAAGAGAGCCGCTACGCACATGAGAAAGAACTTCGGATCTTAAAAAAACGGAGGGCTGAGTTTAAAAAGACTATGAAGCTGATAGGAACGGCAGTGTTTGCCTGGGTCTTCTTTATGATCTTTCTTTTCGCTGCAATATGGATGTATCGGCAGGGTGACTAATGTTGATGGCATTTTTACTTGTTGTCATTGTAGACGGCGCTGTAGTAAGTACAGAAGATATGCTTTTTGAAGACATATATAGATGCAACAAATTTGCTAACGCTATAGAGCGAGGAGAGTCAGGTCCAGAAAAAAGACCCTATATTTGGCAAGAGAACATATCGGCCTACTGCATACCTGAAATGGTTAGCAAAGAGACTTTCTTATTTAAGTAATATGTGTTGAAATTTTAAATGACGTAGGCTAATCCAAGCCGACCCCGCCTCGCGGCCAGGTGCGTCAAAGGCCGCACTACAAGGAGTTTGCATGAAACACTTATTTTTAATTGGAATTTTTGCTTTGTCTGGATGCTCCTCTATTCAGACCTGTGGCACTAGAGAATATAGCTTTGAAGTTCCCAGCACAGTTCCTTTTTTAAACGGTGCTTTTAAGATAAAGCGTAGCTCAGACCATGTAGATTGCGAAAGAGATCCTGAGGAAAGAGCTATTCAGAATGACTAGCCATCAGAAACTATCCAGCATCTGCGCTGAAAGTTACCGTAAAGCTACCTTTGAAGAAGCTAATATTGAGGTGCTCGTTAAAGGAAACATCTTTGCTTTTCGAGGAACTGATGAGCCAAAGGATGCGTTAAGAGACATGCGTATCCTGCCTTTATGGACGCGAGAACTGGGGTGGTGCCCAGCGGGATTCCTCAAAGCCAGTAGAAGGCTGGTTAATAAAGTAACCAGCGTTTGCCTAGAAAAAGACATTGACCATAAAGATATTATCTTGACGGGCCATAGTCTTGGCGGTGCTGTAGCTCTTATCCTAGGGGCTTTGATGACTAGGGATGAGATTCCTCCTACAGAAATAGTGACTTTTGGAGCACCTAGGTGTGGCCGATTAAAGATATTAGACGATGTTTCTGTAACTCAATACAGGCATGGGAAAGACATAGTTCCTTTAGTGCCTCCTCTCATGCGGCGACATAACAACCTTATTCGGATTGGCAGCCCTAAAAGCTTAATAAAAGATCATTTTATAATTAACTATGTTAAAACAAAAAAACCAAAGAAATCATCATGAGCCCAAAAAAGTTAGAACCTAATTCTGAATACGCTAAATACGACACTGATGGCGATGGAATTGTCAGCGATGATGAGATAGCTTCTTCAGAAAGGCTACAACAGCTAGAAGTTATTCATGAGAAAGCAGATGCTCAGAAAAATATGTGCTGGCTGGCCCTGCTTGGAATGCTGCTTTACCCATCCTTGGTTGTGTTGAGTGACTTACTGGGATTGGATAAGTCTGCTGACGTTCTAGGGGCTATGAGTTCAATTTACTTTGTAAGTGTGGGCGGTCTTATTTCTGTTTGGTTTGGAAGCCAAGCGTACACGAACGCTAAAAACAATAACGGAGATAAATAATGGAGATTGTTTTAGTTGTTGGTTTTGTTTTTGGGTATTTAATTGGGAGGTTAGCTAAGTGACCGTAGACATTAAAGATCTCTATGAAGAAATTTCATCTGATGAGGGTAAAATCCTTCATGCTTACCTTTGCACTGAGTTACATGCAACTGTTGGAATAGGTCATAAAATATTAGACACAGACCCAGAAAAAGAACTAGAGATATACGGAGTTAATTGGGAAGAGGTTCCTGATGATCAGCGCATTACAGAAGACCGTTGTTACATTTTATTTCAAGAAGACGTTCAGATAGCCATAGGTGGCTGCATGAATATCTACAATAACTGGGATGAGTTGCCGCAAGAAATGCAACATGTCTTAGTTAACATGGCCTTTCAAATGGGGCAGCGAGGGCTATCAAACTTTAAGAACATGAAGGCAGCTATTGAAGAGCAAGACTTTGCTAAGGCTGCAATAGAAATGATGGACAGTCGGTGGGCAAGTCAAACGCCAGAACGAGCCGAAAGATTAAAATTAAGAGTCGAAAGACTCGCAGGTAGATAACATGCCATTAGAGCCTTTACTATTTAAGCCAGGGATAAACAAAGAAAGCACTAGCTATACTGCTGAAGGCGGATGGTTTGACGGCAACCTAGTCAGGTTTAAAAAAGGGTACGCTGAAAAAATAGGCGGATGGCAAAAGTATCTTTTAGTTTCTTATGAGGGAACCGGAAGAAAGCTGCACAACTGGGTTAACTTAGGCGGATCAAAACTCTTAGGGCTTGGCACTAGGTTTAAGCTATACATACAGGAAGGAGCAAACTTTAACGATATTACGCCATTAAGATCTACAACAGCAGCAGGCGATGTAACCTTTGCCGCGAGTAACGGATCTAGCACCATTACAGTAACTGATGCTTCTCACGGTGCTGCTCAAAATGACTTTGTTACGTTTTCAGGCGCAGTTAGTTTGGGCGGTGTTATTACTGCTGCCGTTCTTAACCATGAGTACCAAGTAGCTTCTATTGTTAACGGCAACTCTTACACTTTTCTAGCAACTGATGTTAATGGAAACTCTGTAACTGCTAACGGTAGCGACACTGGTAATGGCGGCGGATCAACTGTAGGTAAATATCAAATTGGCGTTGGCCTTGATGTCTTTGTTGGCAGCACAGGTTGGGGTGCAGACACTTGGGGTAACTCAACATGGGGATCAACCTCATCGTTAGCTGCAAACAATCAGCTTAGATTGTGGTCAATGGATAACTTTGGAGAAGACTTAATTGCAAACCCAAGAGCAGGCAGTGTTTATTACTGGACTAACTCTGGCGGGGTGGCAACAAGAGGAGTTGCTTTAAGCGACCTTGCCGGGTCTAACCTTGCTCCTACCAGAGGTCTTCAGGTTATTGTCTCAGACGTAGACAGGCATGCTCTTGTCCTTGGCGCAGATCCAATATCAAACTCAACGGGATTAAGATCGGGATCTATAGACCCGCTGCTTATTGCTTTCTCTAACCAAGAGGATATAACTGATTGGGAGCCTAGGTCTGATAACACGGCAGGATCTCTCAGGTGCTCTGCTGGCTCTGAAATAATTGGAGGGATAAGAGCTAGGCAGGAAACTTTAATATGGACTGACGTAGCCCTCTACAGCTTGCAGTTTATTGGAACCCCTCTTACCTTTGGATTAAATTTAATTAACGAAGGCGTTACTTTGATTGGTCCTAACTGCGCTGTTAACACCCCGGCAGGCGTGTTTTGGATGGACAGAAAGGGCTTCTACAAATACTCAGGTACTGTGCAAAGCATTAAGTGTTCTGTTCAGTCTTATGTTTACAGTGACTTTAATCAGTCACAGTCATATCAATTTTTTGGATTTGTTAATAAAGAATTTAATGAAGTCGGATGGTTTTATTGCTCTTCTTCTACCACGGTAATTGATCGATACGTCACTTATAACTATGTAGAAGACCATTGGTCAATAGGGCAAATGTCCAGAACTGCTTGGATAGATGAGGGCGTATCGGTCAATCCAATCGCTGCAGGGAAGAGCTCTTCCACCCCATACCTGTATAGCCATGAGGTGGGGAATGACGATGACGGGTCTGCTATGGCCTCTGTGTACATTCAGTCAGGAGACTTTGACATAGGTAACGGGCAAGACTTTCAGTTTATTAAAAGAATGATTCCAGACATTAATTTTAATGGTACTGGTGGTAGCGGCCAAGCAGTGGACGCTGTGTTAAAGGTAAGGAACTATCCTGGAGATTCTCTAGCAACAGAGCAGACCACCTCGTTTACAGGCGCTACTACCAAGATAGACATGAGGGCTAGAGGCAGGCAAGCTGCGCTAAGGTTTCAGTCTAGTGCTGCTGGGGTAGGATTCAGGCTTGGTAATACAAGGCTAGACCTACAGCCCAACGGCAAAAGATAATGGCTAAGATCCTGCAAACACAGTTACCAATATCTTCTGATGAAGAGGTAACTTCAGATACATTTAACCGTGCTATCAGGGTGCTTGAGCTTAATCTAAACGCTATTGATATTGATCAGACTCCACAGTTTAACCAAGCAATTATTGATGGGTCTAAGTTTAGGGATGGAGATGTAATATGGAACACCACGCTGCAAAAGCTTCAGGTGTTCTCTGAGGATTCTTTTAAGACAATATCTTATCCCGCTCCAACGCTACTAGCCACATCAGGCTTAGGTACAGTACAAGTCACCGCAAGCGGAGACATCACAGTAGAGGTAGGGCTATGACCAAGCTATGTGCGCGTGGCAAAAGCGCAGCTAAGAAGAAGTTTGACGTTTATCCGTCAGCCTATGCGAATGCTTATGCCAGCAAGATATGCGCGGGAAAGATTAAAGATCCCTCCGGTAAAAAGAAAAAAGATTGGGGCCCAAAGAAAAAGAAGATGAATGGCGGTGGCTTTGTAGCTAAGAGATACAGGATGATCAAATGAGCCTGCGTAAATGGTTTGATAAGGAGAAGTGGGTAGACATTGGCGCTCCTAAATCAGGCGGTGGGTTTGAGAAGTGTGGCCGAAAATCAACTAAGGATTCTAAACGAGCGTACCCAAAGTGTGTGCCTGCAGATAAAGCGGCCAACATGACAGTGGCTCAAAGGAAAAGTGCGGTATCTAGGAAGAGAGCCCAGCCCCAGGGCGTAGGCGGCAAGCCTACCAACGTCAAGACCTTTGCATCTAATGGTGGATTCATCATGAAATACAACAAGGGGTGTGGCAAGGTCATGCCTGATCGCAGAAAACAGACAAGGTATAGCTGATGTATAAGCGACATGCATCATCCGAAAAGCCCAAGGCTAAGATGCCTAAGCGCAATAAAAAGAACTTCAGGCCCACTAAATCAGGGGCTGGGATGACAGAAAAGGGTGTAAAAGCCTATCGAAAAGCTAATCCGGGTAGTAAACTACAGACGGCAGTAACAGAAAAGAAACCAACAGGCAAGAGGGCTAAAAGAAGAAAGTCCTTTTGTGCGAGATCGGCAGGTCAAATGAAGAAGTTTCCAAAGGCTGCAAAGAATCCAAACTCTAGACTACGGCAGGCCCGTAGAAGATGGAAGTGTTAAATGGGATTAGATACTTTAACAGACACGGTATTTCCTGGTACAGGCAAGGGAGATAGTCCTAGAATAAAATTAAGAGATTGGTTAATGGGGGGGAACAACCCTGGCGGTGAATCTCGCTCTGGACTTTCTTTTACACAAGAACAAGCTAATGATCTTTTAGCGTATACTGGGGTTGGTCCTTTACTATCAATCTACAATGGGGTTGCAAGAGGTGCTGACTTTGCACTTACCGCTGTTCAAGATCTTGCAAGTTTTGCTGCAAACCCCGGAGAAAAAACCCGCGATGAGTTAGGCCAGTTAGGCGGTAGATTAAAAAGTATTTGGAATAATTTAAATCCAATTGATAGATTAGATTTTAATCTTGGCGATGCTAATTCTCCTGGCTCTTCTAATATAGAAGCTATCAATCAAGAAGTTTTTGATGCAGGAGTAGAAGACCTTCTTTCCCCCACGGATCGGGATGTGCTAGATACTCTTTCCCCAGAGGATCGGGCTCAGTACATAAAGGATATAAAATCTGGAAAACGTGTAGATGTGCCGTTTGACAAAAATCAAACCCCCCCCGGCCAATCCTCCGATACCAACCAAGCAGATGGAGAAAAAGAAAAAGTAGGCGGATTAAAAGGCATTGCAAACTTTCTAGTACCAGGGACTAGGTTTGATCCTTTTAAAGAAGGCAGTAGTGCATCTCCTCAAGCTCCTCAAGGAATAGGCGATCTTCTTAAAGGTTTGGGGTACGATGAAAATAGAACAGTGGTTAACCCAGATGGCTCAACTGCTACTAGAGCAGAGGTACAAGCTGCTATAAATAAAGGCCAAGATCGAGGCAAATTAACCAAGGTAGGAATAGCGGCTGGCGAAGAGATTCTGAGAAGATTTGACAAAAATAATGATGGAAAAGTACAAGGTCCTGAAGAAATGGCTGCTTATAATAAAGCCATGGCTATGGACTTGGGGCCAAATAGTGCGCCCGGCACAGGCGGCATCTTCCCCAACCAAGGAGGTCGCCGCCAAGAGTATGGCGGTGGTAACTACAGTCCTGTCTCTGGTTTTGACAACATGTCTAATTATCTTTTCCCTATGGCTTTAAATGATGCAGTAAAAAGAGGAGAAGATGTGAGTAGTCCAGAAGGAATCAAGTCCGTCTTCGATCAAACTTTTCCAGGCGGTGATTACAACAGGTTTAAATATTCTAGCGGCCCAGGCGCTCTTGCATATTTTGGTTTAGATTCTCTTGGCGTGGATGGCAAGCCGCCAAAAAGTATTCCTGATGCTGAAATTAAAGACAAGGATGGAAATGTTGTTGATAGCAAAGATTGGTATCACTACGACACCTCCGATGGCGTAGGTGTTTTTACTGAAGCAGGATACGACAAGTGGATGGCGGCTAACCCCGGTAAAACTCCGCCAGTTGGGGTTAGAAGAGGAGCAAAGGGAAGCAATAAAAGAAGTGGTGAGCCATCAAATCCTGGGAATAACTTAGAGCCAGGCGGAGAAAGAAATCTTCCGCCTATTCCAAGGCCAAATAATAATGGCGAATGTCCTTCAGGATACTATGGCGCTGACACTAATGGCGATGGTTTCAATGATGTTTGTATTCCTTATCAATCAGATATTCCGGGCGCTCCTGATAATGAAGGCTTAGGAATGGGGGGAAGAAAAAGAGAAGATGCTTCTGACAATTTGCAAGAAGCTGCAGGTAAAGCAGCCCTAGACGTTTATAACGACCCAACAAACTTTATGAGGTTTCAACCTAGCGCGTTACAAATGATTGATCCTCGTTATTACAACATGACTTCGTTTGTACCAAGAGGTGAGCAGAAAGACTTTAACTTTGGGTATAAAACTGTCCCTGGTCAACAGTACGTTAACTATCCAGAAACTAAAATGGCAGCGTATGGTGGGTTAATGACCTTGGCGGATGGAGGATCAACCTCGTACCCCAGAATGAACGGCCAGATTGCTGGGCCGGGTACAGAAAAGTCAGATGATATACCAGCCATGCTTTCTGATGGAGAGTTTGTTGTTAACGCAGCAGCCGTCAGAGGTATTGGAAACTTAATGGGTAGGAAGAAACCTAAAAGTAAAATGGATCAAAGACGCGAAGGAGCAAGAACCATGTACGCTCTTCAGAAAGCAGGCGAACAAGCAGCGAGGATGGGTTAATGGGCCTTTTAGACAATCTTTTTGAATCAGACACAGAGTTAGTTGATCAGAGCCAGCCTTTTGTTGAGCCAACAGCCCAAACAAAATCTTCTGATCCAGCAGTAGAAAACTATGCTAGGCAAATGCTTGGGTCTTATTTTGGCCCTAATGGCATGATGAGCCAACAGATTCCAGTTCCTGTGCAGCAAGTCGCAGGTCTTTCTGGGATGGAACAACAAGCTAGAAACATGGCGGGTGGGCTTGGAGGTTTTGCACCTCAGTTAAATCAGGCTCAACAGTATTACCAGCAGAGCGCGATGGGGTACAACCCTCAGATGGCTCAGTCATTTATGAACCCTTATCAGAACGCTGTTATTGATCCTCAGATGCAGGCAATACAAAGACAAGGTGATACGGCAAGAAGAGACGCTAGAGCACAGCAAGTTACAGCAGGCGCATTTGGAGGGTCAAGAGGCGCGGTACAGGAAGCTGAGATAAGAAGAGGCGTTGGCGATAGACAAGCTCAGGTTGGTTCAGACCTAGCTTACAAGGGCTACAATGATGCTATAGCTAACTCCATGACTGGCTTTAATAACATGCAAGCAGGAAGAAGGGGTGCTGCTCAAGGCATTGCCGGGTTAGGTCAGCAAGGATTTGATATGCTTTCTAATCAGATAGGCACGATGAATCAACTTGGTGGACAAGGAAGAGGTATTCAAGACAGGGCGCTTGGTTATCAATATAACGCAGCTACTCAGATGGCAGATGAGCCATACATGAGGCTTCAGAGAGGCCAGCAAATGCTTGGTGGACTTAGCCCATATCTTCCTCAGTATCAATCTGGGTACGGTACAGGACAAGGTACTTACGGTGCTTATCAAGATCCTAGCTCTTTCATGAAAGGCATAGGGATGTTTCTGGGATTGAATTCTTTAGGGAGGGATAATGATTAACAACATTTATAACAGGCCAATGTTTCAGAATCCCCAACAACGTGCTGGCGGTGGCATCATGGCTGGCGTTGCACCAATTAATATGTCTAATGGCGGCTCTACTTGGGGCGATGTTGGAAGCAGTCTTTATGATACAGCTAGTGGGTACGGTAACGCTGGTGCTGAAGTTCTTGGAGAGTACGGTAGAAATATTTATGACGGTATTAATATGCCATCTCCTGGAGAGCTAGGTTTTTCTGTTGATGATGATGGTATTGGTTTTGACTCAAGCCAATTGGGAGAATTTTATGACGAACAATCCACTCCGTCAGATAGCGGTATATTTGGAGTTTTAGATGGGAAAGAAATTACTGCAAGAGATGCGTTTAACTTCCTTGTTGTCGATCCTGATGATCCTGTTGACGTAAAGATAGCTGCTGCAAGTGCTGCATTGTTAGCAGTTCCATTTGCTGGATGGGCTGCTGCTGGTGCTGCAACACTTGGAAGGTATGGATATAAAGGAGCTAAAGCTTTTAATGCTCTTAAAAAATTAAAACAAGGAGAAGGTATATCTACAGGATTTGTTCCAAGCGCAGATGCAGGAAGTAAAATTTCAAGATTTCTTGGAAAAAGAGTTTCTCCAACTAAAGAAAGTTTAAAAAAAGGGATTATAAAGAATCTGGTTCCCGTGCCTGGAGAAAGAGCCGCTCAATATCAAACCAATAGACTTTTAGGAGAACTTGGAGAAGGAGCCATAGATTTTGTAATACCTTCTGCACGGGCAGATCAAACCGCAGAGTTTGAAGATGCTCTTTCAGAAGAAGATAAAAATTTAATCTCCTTTTCTCAACAACAAGAAAGCGGTCCAGTTGAAACACCCGCTGGCATTGCTGCGATAGACAATAAAACGCCTATACAAATAGATACCATGGTGCAAGAAGCAGAGACAGATGCCGAGGGCGGCATTGCCAAGGTAGCAAGAAGCATTGAGGAAGCAAGAAGCGATAGCTTTAAGTCTCCAACTTTTAGAAGAGGTGACAAGGATTTAGCTGCTGTCACTAAAGAAGACTTGATAGATTCTGGGTATGAGGGACCAGATGCTCTGACCAATTACCTCAACGACATGAAGTTTGATGATGAGCTTGGTGAATATATCAAAGACATTGAAGCCGAAGGTAAAGCAAACGGCGGCATCATGAGATTAAAAAATGGTAAGTTTATAGATTTTGCAGATTCTACTTTTGGAAAAGTAGTTGAGACGTATAAGAGGAGACAGGCAGCGGCAAAGAAAGCCCCTTGGAGAGAACAAGATTTGCAGCCTACAGCCCCTAATACGCGAACAAAAACCAATGTCTCAGACGATACACCAGTGCTTCCAGATGGAGGCACGGCAACTAAAGGCGGCGGCCGACTTAAAAATGCTGCGAGGTATGGAACTGGTATGGCTATCGGTGGTTCTCTTGTAGCGTATCAACTTGCTGCTGATAATGCTGAAGAAAAAGTAACTGCTGCAGTAGATGCAGGCGCACCAGCCGCAGAAGTTGCAGCATTAGAAGCTGAGTTAGCAGTCGTAAAGGAACAATTAGCGGCAGCATTAGAAGCCAATGAAACTAACGGGGATACAACTGGCGAAGGCAATCCTTTAAAACAATTGTTTTCAAAGGTAAGGAAAGGATTAAGTTTTGATGATCCTCAGAAAGCTTTGTATATTGCTGGTCAAATGATGAAGCCAACAGAAGGATTTGTTCCGGTCAATGCATTTACTGTAGGTACTGAAGCAGGCGTGGCGTATGACAAGAATAAAGCTGAGATGGCTAGAGATCAAGCTGCTGTTGATCAAGTCGGAACTGATTTAGAAAGAGAGTTCTTAACATTAAAATCTTCTGCAGAAACATCTCTTGGTAGAGAATTAAAACCAACTGAAGCAAACGACTTATTACTATATGTCAGACAAGACATGCAAAGCAAAAAAGCTTTAATGACTTTATTTACTACGACCGCTCCTGATCAAATTAACAAAGATACTGTTGATCAATTAAGTACAAGTGCAGCAGCAAACTATATTAGAGGGATTAAAGTCTAATGCCTTATAAGCAACTAACAGATGGTAGTTACTTGCCGTATGAGCTTAACGATGATCCAAATGAAGTTGCTAGAAAAGTTAAAGAAAAAAATCTGACTATTAAAGCAGAAGAAGCTCAGTTTAATTATTTAAATTCTGACAAAAATAATCCAGCCACTGAATTAATTCAAGAAGACGTAAGCTTTGGCGGCAAGGTTGGCAGAGGCGCTCTCAATGGTCTTGTCTCTATACCAACAGAGATTGCTTCTACCATAGGGTATGGCCTTCAGTTAGCTGGAGAAGAAGAAGCTGGCGAAAAGATGGTGTCCAGAGCTAAAGCTGTTCAGGAAATGTATGCCCCTAACATCGAAGGTCTTGGGTTTGCTGCAGAGTTGCCTAAAGCTTTAGTTCAGTTTGGCGTACCAGGTGGAGCAATATTAAAAGCTACAAAAGGAATTAGGAAAGGCGCTGGATTATTGCCTTTAGCGGCTGCTGAGTTTACAGTCGCGTCTCCTGACATGGAAACTTTTGGAGATTCTTTTCTTCCCGGCGGCCCAACTAAAACAAAAGACCTTCAATATCTTGATGGCCAAGAAAAAGCTTACGCAGCTTTAGAAAACAAAGGCAAGGTTGCTCTTGAAGGAGCAGCTCTTGCTTTGGGTGTTCCATTTGCTTTTGCTAAGACCGCGCAGATAGGGCTCCCCTTGATCTCAAAGACTGCTGCGCTGCCTATAGTAGGCGATGTTATTCGTGGGGGATTTACAGCGGCCAGAGAAACTGGAGCGTTTATAGGTAAGGGTGTTGATCAAATACTTAAAGAAAGCCCTAAATTAGATAGGGCTGCTGGTTCTCTTCGATACAGGGGTATGCTCCCAGATAAAGAGATTGCTGAAATTAGAGATGCAAGATCTCTTGAGTTTGCCTCTTTAATTCAAGCAAACAAGATAGCGTTAGACGATGCTCAAGATACTCTTGAGTATGTCTTTGGTAAAGGAGATGCCAACGGCATTACCTCTAAAAATATTATGGATGCTTGGGATAAGGCGGTCTTTCCTTCTGGAGAATTGCTTGATCCTAATGCAAAAAATTATGGCAAAGTCAGAGACAGTTTAGAATCAGATCAAATAAAAGCTTTTGAAACTCTTGTCGAAGCAGACAAAGCATACAACTTAACGGGAAAGAACTTAAACATTAACTCTAATGTTGATGCAATAAAAACTGACTTTAGTTTGTTTCGATCTGCAAAAAGAGCAAGAGAAACAATAGACAATTACAGTGAAGCAATACAGAAGCACCCCGATCTTCTGCCCAAGGGAGCCATGGATACAATCGGTGGACAACTTGGCCTGTACGGAACAAGACAGTACCGGGCTTTCTTGGACAAAGATTATAAGCCATCAATTCAATTAGAAGAAAAAGCTATAGCCTCTGTTAAAGAAGCTAACAAAAAAAATGGTAAGAATGTTACAGATGATGAAGCAAGAGGACAGCTTCAACAGCTTATAGAAAAGCCTGGGTTCCTTAACTCTTCTTTAAATCCAAAAAACCTTATTGAAGATTCAGTTCTTTTAAAAATGAACGATGGCATTTTAAAGGGAAGAACTTTAAACAGCAAAGCCATTAGAGAATATCTTGGAGAGTATAGCGGCAGAGATTATATCTCTCCAGAAAAAACATCTAGGTCTTTAGATGTGAGAAAAGCTGATGTTGCAGTAAAACTAAAAGAAACATTAGGCAGGCAGGCAGGCATCATAAGTAAAGGTAACTTCATTGATTACCTAGATGAGTACAATAAAAATTTACCGAAAGGAAAAGAAGTATTCAGAGATGTTCTTCCTGAAGGATCTGCTGGTAGTGGAGAGTATACAAAGTTAGCTGACTCTCCTTTCTATGGAAAGTTAAGAGGAAAGTTTGTTAAGAACGAGTATATTAATGCTTTAGAAAAAGACTCTTGGCAATTAGGAAGTGTTCTAGGTCCAGGATATACTTTTTTCTTAGGACTTAAAGGATTAAGCCAACTAGGTAAAACCGCATACAACCCGGTTGGCCAAGTAAGAAACGTGACTAGCGCCATGGGTTTTGCGTTAGCTAATGGCAACGTACCCAATGGCCAAACAATGGCTGAATCTTTTTCCCTTGTATCTGCATCTATAAAGAATGAGTTTGGTAAAGATGCTACTGGGAAAGCCATGTTTGAAAAGTACAGCAGGCTTGGTGTAGTAGGTCAGCAAGCACAACTAGGAGAATTAAACAGCCTGATTGATGAGGCTGCTGCAGCGTCTGGATTTACAGGAAAAGTATTCGGAAGCAAAGCTCTTCAAGGATACCAGAACAGCATCATGACCAAGCTTTACCAGGGTGGTGATGATGTCTGGAGAATCTTTAACTTCAAGACAGAAAGCCAGAAGATTCAATCTATGATTGCTGCTTCTGATATTAAAGGTAAGCCTTTCATAATGAAGGCCAACACTCCAGCGCAAAGAAAAATAGCAGTTCAAGCTGGATTAGACCCAAATAGATTAGATGTCACCCAGCTTTCAAAGAAAAAATTTAATGATTTTGTAGATGAAGAGGCTGCATTTATAACGAGAGATGTTGTTCCTAACTATGAGCGAGTTCCTGAAGCGATAAGGATATTAAGACAAACTCCTTTAGGAAACTTTATTGCTTACCCTGCAGAAATAATAAGGACAAGCCTTAATATATTAGGTAGATCAATCACAGAGCTTTCAAGTGAGAATGCTTTGATGAGAGCTAGAGGAATGGAAAGGCTTCTAGGATTCTCTGCAACTACAGTGGGTATACCGTCAGGTATAGCATCTCTTGGATTAATGAACACAGGGAGTACCGAAGAGCAGCTTGATGCTTATCGAAGATCGGGAGCAAATCCTTGGGATAAAAATGCTACGTTAGTTCCTGTTCAGTCTGATGAAAACGGAGTAGTGACAGAAGCTATAAACTTATCTTACACAATGCCCTATGAGTATTTAGTTACTCCGTTTCTTGCGGTTCAAAATGCAATAGACAATGGCATAAGAGAAGAGAAAGATATTCAAACGATTGCATACAATGCAATGCTTGGAGATGGTGGAGTTTACGATGAATTCTTCAAGCCATTCATGGGTCAGGCTATGATAAGCCAAAGGGCCATGGAAGTTTATAATGGAAGGACTGACACCGGGTATGAGATAGGCCCAGGAGATACGGCTCCTTGGAAAGATAAAGCTTTCTTTGGATTTTCTCACATTTTCAATGGGTTAATTCCAACGATTTCTCCTGCAGAAATTAATGCAGATGTACCACCATGGCAGCTAGGGGAGATAACTCCAGGCGGTGAGCCTGCCAGCGCAAAAAACTTTTATGGAATATCAAGAGCGCTTAACATTAAAGACCTCCCAACAGCGGCGCTCCAAGCTAGTGGGTTAGTTGATCCTAGGTACAAGGTTTCAAAAAAGAATCAGTTAGATTTGTACGGCGAAATGTTTGAAGCTATGTCTGGCATTAAGACAGTTAAAGTAGATATGAAAAAATCTCTGCGCTACAAGGCCATTGATCTAGCAAATAAAATAAATAGCGATGCTGGTAAAAATCTTAGAAAATTAGGCAGGACTAACGAGTACAGAAGCACAGAAGAATTTGAATATAATTACGAAAAGAAAATACAGCAGCAGATGAAGTTAGCAGAAGAGCTAAGAGTTGCTATGCAAGATGCAAAAACTTTAGGCTTGTCTCAGCAAGAGATAAACAAAATATTGTCAGACAACAAGGTGCCTCGATGGCAGAGTTTGGTTAGAGGTAATTTTGTTCCTTCTCTACCAAATCCAAACCTTTATCTTGATCAAAAAGATTTTGGCACAGAAAGAAATGAGATAAGAAACATTATAGACCAGCAACGTATGCGGGATATTTATGGTCAATATAGAGGCAGACCTTTGCCTGCGCTGCCTCCAGAAGTCCCGCAAGTTCCACGCACTCCACCGCCAGACTTACGGGCGTTTCCTAGCTCAAGAGAAGGGACTAGAAATTCTCTTACACCTCAGTCAAACTCTGCCGGTATATCTGCGCTAAGACAAGCGGAGATGAATAAACTACTAGGACTTTAATTGATCCCTCAACGTAAGCGTAAGAGTAAGTACTTTGCAAAGAAGGTTGAGTACGATGGCATCGTCTTCGACTCTAAGCTTGAGGGTGCTAGGTACAAAATCCTGAAAGGTATGGAAGATCAAGGCTACATCTATGACCTTGAGGTACAGATACCATATGAGTGCGTTGTAGAGGGCAAGAGGATCTGCAAATATATATCTGACTTCAGGTATAAGTGCGGGGAAGATGTCATTGTAGAGGACACCAAGGGCGTTATAACGGCAGTGTTTTCGTTGAAGAAGAAGTTGGTCGAAGCCCTGTATCCAGGGCTCGTTATCCAGATCATTGTCGATCCAAGAGAGTTGCCTAGAACGGAGTATTATCCTCGTCCATAACTTGTACCTTCTCTAGGTTATCAAACTCCCCGTCAAAGAAGTTTCTTAGTTTCTCCATGTCAGATATCCCGGTAAACATATAGTCTATCTTGGAGAGCTCACGCATCTCAGGGCTGCTGAAGTGCTTATCTCCTAGCTTATCTGCCGTGACATTGTAGAACGTAAAGATCCCAGCACGGTACGCCATGACATCATCAGTGCATTCCTCCTCGATGAGGTCTGCCCTAACAAGGTTGGGATTCCATCGATGATCCCGACACCCCTGCTTCTGCTCATCGAGGGTCAGGTCTTTACTGAATCTACTGCAGTGCCATGCTGCCTTATCGCTTTCCATATCAGGCTTACAAGAGTGACAGTTCCTGCAGTTAACTGACGGTGGTAAGCGATGGCCGAGGTAAGTACCCCTGTACTGTTCAGTCTCATTCTTTAATCGCCAATCAGTCTCGTTCAACCCAGCACCGGGCTTGTCAGAAGAGATGATCCTCTTAGCTTTCTCTTGAGCCTGCTCCCATATCTCTGGATTAAAGTCGATAATCTCTGAATAGATCTGGCTGTTGTTCTTATTCATGACAACAACCATGGTCTTCTTCAGATCAAAGCACCCCATGTAGCAATGTATCTGCCACTGATATGTCTTAGACCATGCCTGATAATCCTCCAGCTTAACAAGCGCATTAAACCTAGTGTTGTTGGCTGACTTAGCCTCAAAGACAAGCACCTGTTCTGGGTCTTCATCAATCACTCGCTTAACAAAACCATCACAACTACCACCGAAGTGGCCTCCCAGGTAGGATGCGCGGTACTGATCACCGTTACCATCTACTGCAGAGACATCGAACACATCAGTCTTCTTGATGAAGTGAACCAGTTGATCCTCGATGTGATTGCCCAGGTCAAACAACCTGAGCATCCTGCCCTCAAATGAAGACGGCAAACACCAGTGGAAGTCCATCCATATCTTTCGCTCATCATCACCACCGATCACACTCATCCCCATGTGACCCCTGAACCTATCGTTGTCTTCAGCTATTCGCCTATCCATTTCTTCAAAAAGTAACTCCGATGACATTCCAGTACCTCCCCTCTTTTCTTAGATTAACTTTCTTTATTTCAAGCAGTGCTCCGTTGTCTACCATCTGAACCGCTGAATCAATGCTGTACGGAAGATCAAAACCTCTCGACATAATCCTCCATTTCTTTTCAGCTACCGCCCTAGGCTTACCCTTCATGGTCATCATGAGTGCGGTAGATCTAGGCCAGTAGTTTTCCTCAGTCTTAAACATGATCTTCAGGTAGTCATTACCGTTCTTTGATACAGCCCTTTCAGCGCGAACAAACTCCACTGCCTCTTGCACTTCAATGATGTCAGCTTCACCCAACTCATCCGATAGCACATTGCCTTCTGCAGCGATGATTGTTTCAGATGCTCCGACCTCATCCTTAATAGTTTCAAGCTCTTCCGATACCGGAGGCAGTGGCTTGAGTGCTTCGCACTCCCTGCAGTTCTTATCATCGATGTCATTGACCGACAGACACTCATCACATATCCAGATCTTTTCTTCATCAGTAGCCTCATCATCTTTCTTGTTGCGCTCAGGTCTAGCGACATCGATGCAGCCATGACGGCCCATGTTTCCACCGTAGTCCAAAAGAAGACAATCATCCTTGTCTGGCCAAGGTCGCATACCCCTGCCACATATCTGAACGTATAGGCCAAGTGACTTGGTAGGTCTGAGCAATGCGATGCAGTCGGTACGAGGCGCGTCCCATCCCTCAGTCAGGACCGCAACATTACACAGTGCGCTTAGAGTACCTTCTTCAAACCTTCCAAGGATATCTTCTCGCTCATCCATTGGAGTCTCAGCCGTCACGCAGGCCGCGCTAACCCCCTGGTTCTGCAGGAACAACGCCATCTTGTTCGCGTGGAGTACGCTGACACAGAAGAACACCGTGCTCTTCCTGCCCTTGAGATAAGCCTTCTCTAACCAATCGTTGATGATGGCGTAGATGGTGTCATCTACGATGGCCAATGCTTCAAGGTCCGACTCTCTGTAGTCCCCTCCCTTGAACTTGACCCTAGCCTTTGAGGCATCGATGACGGCATCCTTATTTACCTTGAACGATGACAACCTAGATAGATAACCCTGATTGATTAGCGCAGGGATGGTAGCCTTGTAAGCTACGCCTCCAAAGAAGTGATCATCCATACCATAGATGTACCCCTGCCCCATACGGTAGGGCGTAGCAGTTACACCCATAATCTTGGGGCAACCTATCTCTTCAAAGTGATCGATGATCTTTCGGTATCGGCTGCTCATCTGGGGACCAACATGGTGGGCCTCATCGATGATGATGTAGTCGAACGGGTATGATTTCTCTAACCGTTTCTTTGAGGCCAGCGTATCTCTACTGGCAACAACAATCGGCGCTGTTTGATTAAACTTCTTCAGGCTGGCCGCAAGGATTCCAACTGGGGCATCAGGCCACACAGTGAGTAGCTTATCAACTGCCTGGCTGATCAGTTCTTGTCGGTGAGCTAAGATAAGAAATCTTTTCTCTGGGTTATTAAGGTATAGCTCTTTGATCAATGTTGTAAAGACAACTGTCTTACCCGCCCCGGTAGGTAGTACGATGAGGGGGTAAGTTGTTTCTTCTTTAAACCAACAGTGAGCTTTTGCTAAAGCTTTTTTCTGATAGTTTCTGAGTTCCATAGCTAGAAAAAATCTCCTATGTTTGCACATTCATCGTCTAACTCTTTACGTTTCTTCAACGCTTCTTTCTTTATGTACCTCAAGGTCCAATCAACTTGATCTGGATCTACAGCAAAGATGAAGGCGTTGCTTACTGACAAAGACATAAGCTCTTGTACTAGAGTTGCGTTGTTTAACTCTTCCGTTTCATGCTCACCCATAAGTTCTTGAACGGCGGTCAGGAAGTCATTTATTTTTTCATCCATCCTTGTTCTCCATCACTCTTTCTGCACAGTAGTTCATTGCTTCGCTCATGCTAGGGCTTATCCCCAGGCACGGGTTACCGTCTGACTTCTGAAACGCAGACCAAATCTTTGTCAATTCTCCATCTACCATCACTTCATCAAATTTAACAATCATCTCTGAGTCCTCTAATTCCATTTTTATTCTCCGTAAAAAGGTGGTGGATCGCCAAAGAGAAGTACTTGATCTGCTGAGATTCTCTTTGGCGTTGGTTCAGGATGCCACCACACCCTGTAGGGCTACCCAGCAGAAGTCTTACCAGTTAACTGGCTGATTGCCTTGCGGTGCCTGAGCCTGTGGAGCTTGGGCTTG